AAAAATCTATGTCAAAGTATTTTTCAGATTATAATTTACAAGTTATCACAAATATTATTTCTGGAGTATAGACATACGGTCAACGATATTCAACAGAAAGAAATTGGGGAGATTTTACTTAGGCGTATGCTAATACAGCAAATGAAGTAAGTATTACAATAGGATGGGCAGCTAATTATGGAAACGAAGCAAGAAGGCTACTACAATTAATCCAAACTGATTATCCTGCAGACTTTCAAAAAAATGATACTGCTAATATTGCAGAAGATATTAAAAAATCATTCGTGTCTAAACCCTATTATCAACCAAAGAAAAATAGTAATAAGGCAAAGGCTATTATTAACATTATTACCAGTGAAGGTGGGAAAAAGAGTCAAGATAAATTATTTGGGATGCTAATTGAAAACTACCTTGATTCTGCCATTAATTTTGGTATTAACAAAAATAATATTCCTGCTCTTATGATGTGGTGTTAGATTTGTCACCTTGGTGGAGTCAACCCCGCAAAAAGAATCTTCAATAGGAGTGGTAAAAATCCTACTTTATATGAAATTCTCGCTGCTCTGAGAAAAGACCAAGAAAATGGAAATACTGCGGAAGTCGGTGATAAAATTTTTGAGTCTAGACATAGTTATTGTGCTAAATGGATTTAGCAGTATGCTTAGACTCAGAATAAAGGAGGTATAACACAAATTATGGATTTTAGTAAATATTATGGAAAAATTTCTAATAGTGGTCACGACTAGAGAGGCAAATATTCTGGAGGCTATGCAGGAGATCAAACAGGACAAGAATGGGCCATTATAAATTGGTATAATAGACCTTGGACTGTTGTTTTAAGATACCCTGATCAATCGGTTAGAGAATTAATTGCATAGCTTTCTATTGAGGCGGCTAATAATAATTTTATAGGCTATGATCAAAATCAACGAAACACTTACTGGAATCGATTAAAAGAAAGTAATTATAGGCCCTCTCAAATTAAAACAGCTTGTGAAGCGGATTGCTCTGCTGGAGTTATTGCCAATGTCAAAGCTGCAGGGTATTTAAAAAATATTAAAGATTTAAAAGAATTAAAAGCTACATATACTGGAGATATGAAATCTACTTTTAAAAAGGCAGGATTTCAACTTTTAACTGCTTCTAAATATTTAAAAGGTTTTGATTATTTAATGCCTGGCGACATATTATTATACGAAGGGCACCATACTGCAACAAATTTAGGTATAGGAAAATACACTAATTACCAATCTAATGGAACTAGCGTACCAACTACTCAACCTTCTAATGTAGGTAAAAATTTAACTTCAGTATCAACTAAAGAAATTCAAACATTATTAAATAAGGTTGGGAATTATAATTTAGTTGTGGATGGAGATTATGGTGCTAAGACAACTGCCGCAGTAAAAGATTTTCAAACTAAAAACAATCTTGAGGCAGATGGAATTGTTGGAAATATGACATTACAAAAATTACAAAGCTTAAATAAAAAAGCTACATAGTCTTCCTCCATAGATAAAAAAGGTGTGGTTATAGCCGATCTTTTAAACGTCCGCAAAGGTGCAGGTAAAAATTATAATAATTTAACTTCTTATCCAGTAATTAAAAAAGGAATAGAAGTATAGATTGTTACAGAAGAATTTGACAGTAACAATGAAAAATGGTATCTTGTTAAAATTAACGGTAACCTAGGAATAAAATATGGTTACGTTAAGGCAGAATTTATAAAAGTATAAGGTGGATTTTTTCCACCTTTATTTTTTTGCCTAAAAACATTATATCAAAAAAATATTAATTTGTCAAATTTTCCAAATTTTTTTAGAGGTGTGGAGAAAATATCGTAAATTAAAAATTTTTGATTTTTAGAAAAAAATTTGTTATAATATTTATAGAAAGAAATAAAGGCGAAAAGGAAAAAATAATGGGAAAATTATATGATGAGCAATCAATTGAAAGTCTAAGCCCGTTAGAATTTACACGGCTCCGGCCTGGTGTGTATGCGGGTGATACCACGTATTCAACACAACTTTTAGTAGAAATTATTTCTAATGCAGTAGATGAATTTCGTCTTGGAAACGGAAATGAAATTAAAATAATTATTAATAAAGACATTGTTTCAGTCGAAGATCATGGTCAAGGTTTTATTCCAAATTCATTTAGAGATGACGGAAAAACAATTCTTGAAGCCGCTTTTAGTGTTTTAAATACTTCTGGAAAATATCGAGAAGATGGTGCCTATGAAGGAACCTCTCTCGGTTCTTTTGGTATCGGAAGTAAAATTACTACATTCCTATCACATTGGTTAAAAGTTTCTACTACAAGAGATGGACAATGTGAATCTATTGAATTTAAAGAAGGCGTTTTTGATAACAGAGAATGCTATCCTACAAGAGCCAAGTCAGGAACTTATGTACAATGGCAACCTTCAGAAGAGTTTTTTACTCATACTGAAGTTGAAAGCGGAAAGGTTCATTCTTTATTAAAAACTATTTCATGCCTTTGCCCTGGTCTTACAATTAACTTAATTGAAAATGGTAAAGAATATAATTATACATCTACAAGAGGCCTGAATGATTTAGTAGATGATGCGGTTTCTGATAAAGAGCTGATTAATACGCGGTTTGATATGTCATACGCCGAACCCCGCGGCAAGAATAAAATGGATTTGGTATTAACCTATACTTCCAATTATTCTTCTACTATTGTTCCTTATGTGAATACAGGTTTAACCGAATCTGGTCAGCATATCACGCAAATAAAAACTATTATTACTCGTGAATTTAATAAGTTTTTTAAAGAAAAAAAATGGCTTAAATCCACTGATGAAAATTTAAATGGTGACGATATTCAAGAAGGTATGTATATTGTATTCAATATTACTGCCCCGAATGTTTCTTATGATGCTCAGGTAAAAAGCCGTATTACTAAAATTGATATGAAGCCTTTTACTGTAGCACTTACAGAAAATCTTGAATATTGGTTAGCTAATAACGAAAAAGAAATTAAGATTATTGCGGATAAAGCAATAAACGCAAAGAAAGCACGGGAAGCTGCTAAAAAGGCTAGAGAGCGTGCTAGAGAACAAGTAAAAAAGAAAGAAAAAGTTTTAAAGTTTGACAGTAAACTTGCAGATTGCTATAGTAAAGATAGATCTAAATGCGAGATTTATATAACCGAGGGCGATAGTGCTTCTGGTAATCTTAAAACGGCGCGTAATAATGAATATCAAGCGGTTATGCCTGTTCGTGGAAAGATTCTTAACGTCCATAAAGCAACGATAGAAAAGATTCAGAAAAATGCTGAAATTATGACAATGATTGATGCATTTGGACTGAAGATTGATACTAAAACTATGAAAGTAACTTATGATGAAGATTTATTACGTTACGATAAAATTATCATAATGAGTGATGCCGATGTAGACGGTAATCACATTAAGAATCTTTTCTATACATTCATATGGAATTTCTGTCCAAAACTTATTTATGAAGGACATATTTATGCTGGAGTGCCTCCTCTTTATAAAATTACGTTGAGTGGAAATAAAGGATATAAATATCTTAAAGATGATGCAGCCCTTGAAGAGTTTAAAAAGGCTAATATGGGTAAAAAATATACCGTAAATAGACTTAAAGGACTCGGAGAAATGTCGGTAGAAGAGACAGAAGAGACTTTAACAGATCCAAATAATAGAATTATTAAACAAATTACGGTAAAGAATGGTATGGCTGCCGCAAAATTGTTTGATGATCTTATGGGAACTCAAGTGACCCCACGTAAACGTTTTATCCAAGAGCATAGTTATGAAGCAACGATTGAGGTGTAATAATGTGGAATAAAAATATGGTATTAATTAATAATCCGTATCATTCTCCAACTAAATATAATCCCGATGGTAAGTTTTGTCCTATGGGGATAATAGATCATAATAAATATTGTATACTACCATGCTTTTTCTTTGATACTCGTTATTGCACTTATTGGATGCATAGTTATAATCAAGGAAGAGCAGCAAAAGAGTGGTATAACAAATTTATTCAAAAACATAGTCATGAAGCTACTATAGATGTATAATAATTATAAAATAAAACATTAATACTGATGATAATCATTATTGCGGATATACAGAAAGAAGAACTAATGAGCAGACTGATTGATGCGAATGCGTTAATAAAGGATGGATATGTTTTATATCGGATATATCAACAAGATAAAGAAACGATGGTATATGAAACTAAACGAATAGAAGATATCCCAACGGTACAGATTGGACCAAAGTGGATACGATGTGAAGAACATCTTCCTCCAGAAAATACAGAAGTATTAACATATGGTGGATATGGTTATAATATAGCAAAATTGCAAAAAGGCATAAGCAAAGAAGATCGAAAAAAAATGCAAAAAGGAGAAATGGACGATCCATAGTTATATGGATGGAATACTAGTAATGGATATTTTAAATATAAAAGAAGTGAAAGCTATTCTAGCTGTGATGAAAATTTTAATAATTTAAAACCTTATAATTGGAAATTAAAAGACGGAAATGAATTGTTTGGTCAAGATGTAAAGGCATGGAGTATTGATTATTTATATGAAGAAAATAAATAATAAAGACATGAAAGAAAAAATAATAAATATTTTAATTAATGAATTAGATTATTGTTATTGTGATAATTGTGAATATGGCAACTGGGACAAATATGAAGATAGATATTGTGATAATTGTCATAGAAAATATCAAAATTGGAAATTATCTACAGATACCGCAGCTCAAATCGCAGAACAAATTATTAAAGAGGCAATAAATTAATGTAGAATAATCGTTTAATTCAAATGAATCAATGGGGATCCTTCATATATATTGGTAAGCATAAAAAAGGTATTTATAAAAACTGGGGTGATTATGCAGAAGATTTAAATTCTCTTGCCATTGAAGAAATAATGGAAAAATTATATTATTTTGAAGATTTAATAGAAAAAATAAATGCTGTTGGTAATATTAATCCAATATCAGCTAATGAATTAAAGGAAGTAATAAATAATGCAAAATGATTTAACTCAAGAATTAAGTACAAATTTTATTGACTATGCTTATGCAGTTAATACTGATAGAGCAATTCCTGATGCTAAATCTGGTCTTAAACCAGTTGCAAGGCGAATTTTATGGTCTGCCTTTGAAGAGGGCAGAACCTCTTCTAAGCCTCATGTTAAATCAGCAAGAATTGTTGGTGACGTTATGGGTCGTTACCATCCTCATGGAGATAGTTCAATCTATGGAGCGATGGTTAGATTGTCTCAGCCATGGATTATGAGATACCCTCTTATAGATTGGCACGGCAATAACGGCAACATTGCAGGAGATGGGCCTGCCGCTGCAAGATATACTGAAGCCCGTCTCAGCAAGATTGCAGAAGATGGAATGTTATATGGAATTAAAAAGAATAATGTAGATTTTATTCCAAATTATGACGAGACTCTAGAAGAGCCTGTTACGCTTCCGTCTATTTTTCCTAATCTTCTTTGTAATCCTAATACAGGCATAGGCGTAGCTATGGCGTGTAATTGGGCGCCAAATAATTTAAAAGACGTTGCAAGAGCAATTAATCAATATATTAATAATGAAAAAATTGATCCTGTCTTTCCAGATTTTCCAACAGGCGGACTTATCATAAATAAAGATGATATTTCTAAAATCATGGAAACTGGACGTGGAACAATTAAGATTAGGGCACGATATAATGTAGAAGATAATAAATTAATTTTTTATGAAATCCCATATGGAACTACAATAGAGGCCCTCATCGCGGAAGTTGGTGAAGCCTGCGAAGAAAAGGATATTGAAGGTATCTCAGATATCCATGATGAAAGTTCTAAAAAGATTAGAATTGTTATAACGTGTGAAAAGGGAATTGATCCTAATTTTATTGCTGCAAAACTTTATGCAAAAACTAATTTTCAAACTTCTTTTAGTTATAATCAAGTTGCCTTAATTGATAAGACTCCAACCGAATTAAATTTTAAAGATGCTATTAAAATTTATTTAGATCATAATATTGAATGTCTTATTAAAGAATGTAACTTTGATTTAAAAAAAGCAAAAGATAGACTGGAAATTGTAGATGGCCTTCTTAAAGCACTAGAAGATATTGATAATATTATTAATCTTATCAAAAAATCCGATAGCGCGGCAGCTGCAAAAATTAATTTAATTGAAAAATATAATTTTACTGAAAATCAAGCTAAAGCAATTTTAGCTATGAGATTATCTTCTCTTGCTAAACTAGAAAAAATTGAATTAAATAAAGAAGCAGAAAATTTAAAAGAACAAATTAATGATTTAAATAAAATTTTAGCAAGTAAAGATGAACAAATTGACATTATTAAACTTCGATTAGATAATCTTGTTAAGAAATATGGAGACGTCCGCCGTACAGAATTAACTCAAATTGAAGAGACAAAAGAAGAAAAGACTAAAGCAGAAATTATCCCCGAAGATGTAGTAGTTATTATTACTCAAACTGGAGATATTAAACGAGTTCCTAAAAAGAATTTTAAGGTACAACATCGCCGCGGAACTGGTGTTAAAACATTAGATTCAGCAATTTTTAAAGTTATTACAACAAATACAGTAGACACATTAATGGTCTTTACATCTAAAGGAAAAATGTATAGACTTAATGTAAATAAAATTCCAGAAGGAACGAATGCTTCTAAGGGAACTAATATTAGAACATTACTCACTTTTGAAAATAATGAAGTCATTCAAGCTGTTTCGAGTGTTTCAAATGAAATAGCACCTAATGTTGTATTCTTTACTAAGAATGGACTTGTTAAGAAAACGGCAATTACAGAATATTCTTCTATGAAAAAGACAACAGGAATACAAGCTATCAAACTAAAAGAAAATGATGAATTAGTATCTGTAAGTTTCATGGGAGAAGAAAATGTTTTAATGGTTACTAAAAATGGAAATGTAATTAAAATTCCTACTGATGATATAAAAGCAATAGGAAGGGTAACCAGTGGAGTAAAGGGCATTAATTTAAAAGATGGCGATGAAGTTATTGCGGCATTCCCTGTATCTCATGAAACTGCAATTATTACTAAAGAAGGTAAAGGTAAAAGAACTAATACAGAACAGTTTGTAATTCAATGCCGCGGAGGCAGGGGTGTTACAGGAATTAAACTAGATCTTAATGACTATGTGGTTGCCGCCCTCCCGCTTATTTTAAATGAGTCTATTCTTATAGTTGGTAAACCTAATTCCATCTGCATTCCTTGCCAAGAATTATCAGAACAGGGAAGAACAGGTAGTGGGACTAAAGTAATTGAACGAAGCATTGTGCAAACAGTGGTAAAAATATGATAAAAACACTATATAAACCTTTCCAACATTGGTCAGAAAAAGGCTCCATTTATATTATTTCTGATACTCATTTTGATGATCCCGATAGAGAATTTATGGGGTATGACTTTTCTGAAGCCGTTCAGATAGGGCGGCTAAAAGAAAGATGCCATAAAAATGATACTTTAATTCATTTGGGAGATGTTGGCAACCCCGAATATATGAACCAATTAAAATGTTATAAAGTTTTAATTATGGGAAATCATGATCAATCTGTTACAAAAATGGAAAAGTATTTTGATGAAGTTTATGCAGGTCCGCTTTGGATTGCAGAAAAGCTAGTTTTATCTCACGAGCCTTTGCATATAACCTTTGGAGAATCTACTCCTATTTGTTTCAATATTCATGGGCATGATCACAGTGGGCAATTTTATAATGATGATTATCATTTGAATCTTGCTCAAAATGTTTTTGGATACTTACCATTGAAGTTAAAAGATTTTATCGAAGATGGATTCTTAAAATCTATCACATCTGTTCACCGCGCCACTATTGAAAAGGCTGTTATTTATAATGGGGTCAGATTATGACATACGAAGAAAAAATAAAGAAAATACAAGAATTAACAGATTTATTAAATATTGCAAGTTCTTTATATGATAAAGGTTTTCCAACCTTATCCGATGAAGAATGGGATAAAGCATATTTTAAACTTCAGCGGTTAGAGAAAGAGGTTGGAGAATTTAAACCCAATTCTCCAACTCAATCCATCCCCTTTACTTTTGTTACAGAGCTTAAAAAAGTAAAACATAATCACTATATGTTGTCTCTTGATAAAACTAAAGATATTAATGTTATTAAAAGTTTTATTGGAGAAAAAAAATGGGTAGCAATGGCAAAAATGGATGGATTAACCTGTTCATTGCGATATTTAAATGGTAAATTAGTTTCTGCAGAAACTAGAGGAAATGGAGTTGAAGGAGAAGATGTAACCCATAACGCAATGGTTATTCCCTCTATTCCTAAAGAAATTGAATATAAAAGTGAACTAATTGTTGACGGTGAAATTATATGCACTTATAAAAATTTTAAAAATTTTTCAGATACATATAGAAATCCTCGAAATTTTGCTAGCGGGAGTATTAGACTTTTAAATTCAAAAGAATGCGCAGAAAGAGGTTTAACTTTTGTAGCATGGGATGTTATAAAGGGTTTTATTGATAAACAAACTCTAACAGAGAAAATAATTGAATTACGGCAGTATAATTTTATAACTGTCCCCATTACAATAGAAAATGATATTACTCCTACTATTGAAGAAGCTATTGATCAATTAAAAACATTTTCACAGCTACATTCATTCCCTATTGATGGTATTGTTTTTAAATATGATAATATTAAAGAATATAATGCCGCTGGGCGAACAGACCATCATTTTAAAGGCGGACTTTGTTTAAAGTTTTATGATGAAACGTATTCAACTAAACTTCGTACCATTGAATGGAGCATGGGAAGAACTGGTATTTTAACTCCTGTAGCTGTTTTTGAACCTGTTAATATAGATGGCACAGAAGTAACGAGAGCATCTTTACATAATGTTAGCGTAATGAGAGACATTTTAGGAGAATGCGCTTATGTAGGAGAACCGCTTGAAGTTTATAAAAGCAATATGATCATTCCACAGATTTATTCTGCAGGACCTAAAATGACATATAAAGAAGTTAAAGCGAATGGCGGAAAAGCGGCTAACGATGTGATTGATCGCTGCCCTATTTGTGGAGAATATTTATCTGTTATCCATGAAAATGAAATAGAACGTGTTTATTGTAATAATCCACAATGTACAGGGAAATTAGTAAATAGATTAGATTATTTTTGTAGTAAAAAAGGTCTTGATATAAAAGGACTTTCAAAAGCAACTCTTGAAAAACTAATTGAATGGAATTGGCTGCTTAATATAGAAGACTTATTTAAATTATCTCAGTATCGTGGAACTTGGATTAATAAAACAGGTTTCGGCCCTGCTTCTGTCGATAAAATTCTTAATGCTATTGATGCAGCAAAAGAATGTACTCCCGCCCAGTTTTTAACAGCATTGGGAATACCTTATGTGGGAAAAGTGGCTTCTGAAGCATTGATGAAAAAATTTAAAACATATAATAATTTTAGAGAAGCCGTAAAAAATAAATCTTCTGAATTATATAATATTGCGGGCATTGGAGAAGTTATGATTGAAAATTTATTAAAATATAACTACTCTGAAGCTGATAGTATTTTTGAGCATTATATAAAAGAAAAAATTGTTGAAAAAACTACTAATGATTTATTAAAAGATAAAGTTTTTTGTATTACAGGAAAAACAAAATTATATAAAAACCGCGATGAATTGGCGGAAGTTATTAAATCTTATGGAGGAAAAGTAGCCTCCTCAGTAACGTCTAAAACTACTTATTTAATTAATAATGATACTACTAGCACCAGTTCAAAAAATACGACAGCAAAAAAATTAAATGTTCCTATTATTAATGAGGAAGAGTTCAAAACATTAATTACTCCTCCTAATGAAAAAATAGAACCTAGTTATTTAGCATCAGCAACTTGAAAATAATAAAAATTTTTATTATAATATATATATGAAAAGTAAAGAGGAAATCAAACAAATCGCATTAAGAATTTATTAGTTAGAAAAATTTTTACAAAACCCCAATAAAACTGAGGGCAAATGTGTTCAAACGGCTTTGACCGAAATTTATAAATATATAGAAGGTTTGTCTCTCAGGGAAATAGTTGATCTAGACATAATGTTACAAACTATGCTAGACAAATAGCACATTACAACTTAATAATATATATTATTATATAATATTATTACATAAACAAAAAATAAAAAACATATATTTAAGGAGAAAAGATTATTATGGCTAAGATGAAGGAAAGTGCAATTCAGATTTTCGAGTATGTTAAGGCTCATGAGGCAGAGGATATTACCGCAAAGGATATTGCTGCTGCTCTAAATATTGATGATGTCCGCAAGGTTAATGGAACAGTTACCGCTGCATTCCAGAGACACAGAGAGGAAGTTGACGGTGAGAAGGTTATCGTGCCTCTGATGGAGAGAGTCGAGGGTGAGCTTGAGATCGAGGATGCTGAGGGAAAGATCAAGCACGAGAAAGTCAAGTTCATTAAGTTGACTGATGCTGGTAAGAATTTTGATATTACCGCAGAGTAATAATTAACAATAAAATTTAACAGGGGGTTGGGATTCGTTTTCCCAACCCATTTTTTATAACAGCATGAATTTATATTTAATTATTATTGCTATTATATGTATTTTAATTGTATTTAAAATACATATTTTTCAACGAGAGCAGGTTGCGTAGTTTTAGAATTTTAAAACAACTAAAAAAAATTTAGAAACTACAATAGCATAGTTACAAAATCAAATTAACGAAGATAAAAATTTAATTTAGTTAAAAAAGAATGAATTATTTATTGTATCAGAAAAAATAAATTAGAAAAAAACTGAATTAAATAATATTATTTTACATCAATCTGATGAAATACATAAACGTATCCAATCTATGCAAGAGATTGAATAGGCTTCAGCAAATCAATACTTTGAATTGTTAGATAAAAAATACAAAGAACAATAGAACCTTTATCAAAAGAAAACTGATGAGGTTAAGGCGGATTACGATAAAATTTATCAAGAATTATAGAATTTAAAAGCTACAAAAAAAGCCGCATATGAAGCTATTTTAAAAGAAAAAGAGATAAAAAATAATAAAAATAATTATCGTTTAATACCATCAGATAGTGATTTAAAAGATATTAATTCCTTACAAAAAATTAAAAAAGAATTACATCGTCCCCGTATTTTATCAATGTTAATTTGGCAAACCTATTGGCAGCCTCTTGCTAAATAGAAATTCCCAATTATTTTACAAGCAAAAACAAAAATGGGAATTTATAAAATCACTAATACAGAAACAGATTAGTGTTATATCGGACAAAGTACAGATATTTATAAGCGTTGGAATTAGCACTGTAAGGCGGGATTAGGTATAGACACTCCCGCAGGAAATAAATTATATAAAGCAATACAAGAATACGGATTAGAGAATTTTACTTTCTAGCTATTGTTAGAATGCGAAAGATCTAAATTAGATGAAAAAGAAAAATATTTTATTGAGTTATACCAAGCAAAGTAGTTCGGTTACAACTCAACCGGAGGAAATA